GTAGTGTCGCAACCAGGAAGGGAAGAGGATCAGTGTATTCTCCTCAGCATCAAACTTGTGATTGATACCCCACTCACACTCCATCTTATCATGCTGGAAGACATCTAGTGTGTCATATGTGCGAGGTGTAACAGGATCATCAAAGAAGGTAGGAGCACCAGGAGTGAGGTAATAGACAGCACTCAGATAGGACATTGGGTGCCTGTGTAAGGGGTGTCCAAACCCACTACCAGCAGGTGCATGGTTAAACCACATAGAGGAGATCTCTAGGGAGTCACAGTAGAGTTTGTATGCATACCTATACTCTGCCAGACAGTCCCAAAAGAATTGCCTCAACTCTGTGATAGGACCCTCTTCTACCTTATGAAGATCAGGACGTGATGTGATGACACCCTCAGGAAGGTTTGACTGCTGAGATGGATACCCATCCATCGATTCAATCACACGTTTGTTGAGAGTTTCATCAGGTTGTTTGTATGTCCTGCACACGACAGGAAACATATGTACTTCAGTCCCTTGCATAGTGATCAAGTCTCAATGGTCCTAGTTTTTTATTCCACGATTCAACTTCAACTCTGGCCATGGGTTGTCCATGTCCTCCACTATTGACGTTACCTCTAGGGAAAGTATTGAAGGCAATCGTAAACCTATTTACTGGATCCATGTTAGGTAAACTAGCATGAATAACGTAACTAGGAAACACAATTAGACCACCATGTCCACCATGGTATGTCAATTCCTGACCGATAGTCCCATCTAAATGGAAGGATGCCCACTCCCTCTGGAAGAGGGGATCGACAAAGACCGTAGGAGCACCACCAGTAAGGTAGAAGATGCCACTCAGGTAGGACATAGGGTGCCTGTGGGCGTCGTGGCGGTGCCCAGACCCCGCTATGGACTGGTTTGCCCATGCCTTATTGACTGCCAAACGATCACAATCAATGCCTGTATCAAAGTGAATAGTATCTATACACTCCTGAAACCATGACATCAATGGTGTAAACTCTTCCTTAGTATGAATGTCTGCAGAGGTTAGGACACCAGCAGGTTCATTATAAGATCCATACTCTAAGTCTTGCAGCAACTCCCAGGTATCATCTAGGAGAGTTTCATTGCAGCGAAACTCATAGAATTGGATCGGAAAAAAGTTTTTAAGTTCGTAGTCTTGCCTCACATGTAACCCTCTAAGAGATTTGGTTTGACTTCAATCATCACACCGTTAACCTTATTAATTAGATCTTCCAAAGAGTAATGCAACTTACGGTATCCACTACCAACATAGATTTGACCTAGCAGCACGGAGACAGTAGCAACTCCCCAGAAGACATAATAAAATCTGGACTTAACTTGTGCTCTCTTTTTTTCAATTGTCATAGCACCAACTTCTTGTTAGGGGTTTCAATAATACTAAACATTTGCTCAAACTGTTTTACAATATCCTCTTGAGTGTCAAGAGGACCGAAGACAATGTAGTCTTTGGGGACAGTTACAGGTGCGTTACGTCCATTAAGGAGTGGTGCCCAAGGAGCAAACCCAAGTCTGCCTTCTCCACTAGGGATAGCGACAATAGGATTGCAGAAGGTGAGACTATCTTCAGTCTCTTCGATCAGGTCTGCAACGACATCTTCGCCAGACCGCATACGGATTAGTTTTACATTCATTTGAATTCACATCTCATCATTAACTCAGTCAGGAATGCCACCATGTTGATCTCTTGGTCAACAACGAAAGCAGACTTATACTGATACTCAGAGATGACCAGCACTGCTTCAGGAATTGACTTTGGTTGGACATGGTTGTAGAGGTTGTCATAGATCTTTCGCATAATAGAAATAGGCTCGTTGTCCATATTCTGAGTCACCCACTTCTTCATGTTGGTAAACTCTTTGTTACGAATATATCCTACGAGGTTGGTAATGTTGATGTCATTGGAGACACCAAGGATACCTGTATCAATCTTCCCAGAAGAAGAATACCGTTGTAACTCATTGAGTGTGCGACGGAAATCAGGGAAGTGTTTCTGGACTACCTCAGCGACAACCTTTGGCTCATAGTTGACGCCTTCACTATCTAGGATAGTTTTAACACGGTTGAAGAATGCCCCTGCTAATGCTTGTTTCTCCTTACCCTTAAGTGTGAAGTCAACAACGGAGCACCGTGAGTGCAGAGGAGAGATGATCTTATTCTTGTAGTTGCAAGTGAAGATGAATCTACAATTCTTTTGAAACTCCTCAATGCAAGCACGGAGAAGCATCTGCACATCAGGTGTGGTGTTATCTGCCTCATCAATAATGATGACCTTATGCTTAGCAGTAGAGGTCAAAGAGACTGTAGAGGCATACACTTTTGCCTGGTTACGTACGGTATCGAGGAAACGACCTTCGTCAGATCCATTGATAACCAGACAATCTGCACCTAACTCCTTACACAATGCCTTAGCGATAGTGGTTTTACCAACACCAGCAGACCCTGAGAGTAAGAGATTAGGGATCTCACCCTGATCCAGAAAACCTTGAAAGATTTCCTTGGTGTTTCCTGGTAGAATACATTCATCAATAGTTTGAGGACGATACTTTTCTACCCAGAGAAACAGTTTGTTTTGCATAATCAGGGCTCGAGTGCGATGAAGTAGTTGAGTGAGGAGTTAGAGAGACTAGAGAAGTTAGCAATGTTGCGTCGTGAGATGCATACATGATAACTACCAGGGAGCAGTTTCAGATTCTCAACCTTGAAACAGTAGCAGAAATTCAACCGCTCAGGCGTCATGGTACCAGGGTCATTGAAGGTGACCTTCTTGAGTGGCAGAGAGAAGACATTGGAAGTATCATTCTTCTTGTCCTTCACACAGATACTATACTCACCTTCATACCCATAGATGCAAAGATCTTCCACACCATAGACCTTAGATGCCTGCATGAGTTGCTCCAGATCCTGCTGTGGCAGGTCGAAAAACAATTCAGGGTCAGGAAGGTTAGGATTAAACTCAGGGACCGCACCGATGATCTCAGGGTCACTGTAGTAGAAGGTGGTCTTACCCTTGGTATCTTCATCATAGATCACAACCTTCTTGCTGTCGGGGAAGAAGAGAGTGGGACTCTTGAAGAGGGACAGAGCACCGAGGAAGAGAGGCAGATCATAGATTGCCATCTGCTCAGGGATGCCTTCACGGATTTGCGTGGCAGCGATGATATTCTTGTTAACTGAGATTGTTTCTACAATCTTACCCGCCTCAATCAAGATGGATTTGTTGATTGCACTGAAGTTACGAAGCACCTCAATGGTTTGCTTGCTCAATTTAACAGTTTGTCTTGCTTCGGATTGCATAATTACTGGGGGTAAGTTTCAGTTGTGGCGTGCTGGTCGTTGAAGTGAATCAGCAACACAGCATAGTGTAGCACTTTCATGAGGTCACGTCTAGCAGTGCCTTTCTTGTCATAGCGAGAAGCATACTTTAGGATGTTACTCCTGCAGAATGCTTCAGCGTCACCACAAGCATCGATGAGATCGAGGGTCTGGATACCTTCACCGTTACCACTAGAATAGTGCTGCTGGTAGGTAGCGCAGATATAGTCTTTCAACTCCCTAATGATCTCATCTTCGTTATACTTGTTTGCCATAATAAAAAGAGATTATCTATAAAGGATATCAGAGATCGAGAGGATTGTCAACTGACACGTCAACGTCAGCATCAATCTTATCATACAATTCGATGAATGATTGCTTGGTCTCATCATCGAAACGGTTGAGGCACACCTTGATTGCCTTCACACGGTCAGAGAAGATGCTGTAAGCACGGATGATGTGGACAAGACGACGGGTGGAGATCACCTCATCGACACCACCATCCTTGAAAGTCTTACGGATGATGTCTGCCCATGCAACTAGATTCTTGATGTAGTCATCGTCGCAGCAATCCAACTCAGAGCAGTAGTTATTGAGCATCTTAGTCTCAATAGAAGGAGCAGGATACTCTTGCTCAAAGGTTACAGGGAAACGCTCAAGGAATGCCTCATTGAGCACGTTGGTGCCAATGAAACGACCGTCATCGCTACCCTTACCCTTGGTGTTAGCAGTGGCAAAGATGTTGAATCCAGGTGCAGGTGTGACCTGACGACCAATCTTCTTAAGGAAGACACCCTTGCCTTCTAGGATGGACTGCAGGCAGAGGATTTTGTTGGATGCGAGATCGATTTCGTCCAGAAGGAGCACTGCTCCACGCTCAAGTGCTTCAATAACAGGTCCGTTGTGCCAAACAGTATTCCCATCAACGAGACGGAAACCGCCAATAAGATCATCTTCATCAGTCTCTACAGTAATGTTTACACGGACTAATTCGCGTCCGAGTTGGGCACATGCTTGCTCGACTCCGAGAGTCTTGCCGTTTCCAGAAAGTCCAGTAATAAAAGTTGGGTAGAAAATCTTGGATTTAATAATCTTCTTAACATCTGTAGAGTTGCCAAAGGGTACATAATTGGCGTCCTTAGATGGGATGAGTGATTCAGTTGCCTTCACGACAGTCTCAAGTTGTTGCTTGACTTCTTGCACAGAGAGATTCCACTTACCGATGCCAGACTTGTGGTCCTTGAGGCGCTTCTTGACAGTGGCGAAGGAGCAAGAGAAGTGATCAGCAGCACCAAGCAATTCCTTAGTGCCAACTTCTTCTCCATGCTCTGCGGTGAGGTAGTCAACGATTTGGTCGGTTGTCACTGGGTGTGCTGCGAAAGTCATGTGTTTCTTTGTTGTGTATACAGTTATTATACACAGGTGAGGGGGGAATGGTAGTCCACCCATGACGGTTTTCTATCTGGCACACGCAGGTAGTTGTTTGCTACCCATGGTTTACTTGCCACATACCGTTGGTATGCAGTGATAGTGTCAATGTCCTCGTCATACTTCCACTGATCAGGCATAGCACGGGCGAAGGGAGTGTGCTCATCAGGACAA